CCCAATCTTCTGGAGCAATAACACCCTTTAATAGAAGTTGTGTTTTAAGAATGTCTGTAAATAAAGGTACAAACTTCTTACGAATACGTTGCACAAACTTAGAGAATTTAAGTTCATCTCTTGTTATTTCAGAAGCTCTTCCTAAAGAAAACCCTGCTTCAGAATCCATACGAGAGATGGGAACATTCAAAGACTTATAAAGTTTCTTTTGGAAATAAGTAATATCATCAATTTCACCAAGATTAGAACCGCCCGGCAAAGTAGTGATCTCTGTACCTCTACCACCTTCACGGCGAGGCAACCAAAAATCTTCTAACATTGACATATGATTTCGGTCATCACGGATTTCTCCAGTAGATGCATCATATACCAATTTGTTACGATAACGATTCATAACATCTTTGAGATATTGTTCTGCTTTAATCTTTGGAAGATTACCAACGTCAATATAAAAGATACGTCTTTCTGGAGCTCGTGATATACGATAGATAACGAGAGCATCTTCAATCATACGTAACTGATTAACAGGTTTAATTGCTTTATGTAAGTATGATAAAACTCTACCAGAGTTACCATCAACAGAACCAGATGGTGCATATGATATTGCATCAGGAGCTATCTTTAAACCAGTACCACCGCCACCTGTTCCAGCAGAAGATAAACCTTTTTCATTATAAAGATAGTATTCGTCAACTTTATCAATCATATCAACGCTAGTATTTTTATTAACATGAGTTTTAATTTGACGTACTTTTCTAATTTTTGTTGGGTCTATATACCTAAGTTCTATAATACCCTGTTTTGGATTTTTAGTGTCAATAATCTTATGATAAAATAATCTACCATCGACATACCAACGCCTAAAAATATCATGACCCTTCTGCTCAAAATGAAGGAGCCTCAATACTTCACCAAACTCTTCTCTTATTCTTCTTTTTATTTTTTCTGGATAAGGTAAACGATCAAGAGTAATTTGTATTGCTTGATCATCCTCATTTGAAACGATACCCTCATTAATAATATCTTCAATTGCAGTATCACATTCTGGTTGTTGTGCGATATCACGATATCGCCTGATTAAATCTAAATCAGTTTTCTCTCTGCCATCAGTATCTAAAACTTGTCCAAAAAAACCACCGCCAGCAATATCAAGTGTGCCGTCGTCAGCAGTGGGGGTAGTGAATGATGGTACACTACCCTCTGCTTTTTTTGGTCTTTCTATACGGAACCCGAAAAGTTCAGCCATTCTATATTTCTCCTACGTTCTATTTAGTAGGTAAATTAGAACGAAACTCCAGAAGGTTCAAAGTGCTGATATCGCCAAGTTACTTCAAAAGTTTCAATCTCAGTTGCTTCAGCATTTGTTAGTTCAATCGTACCAACTGTCAATGGATATGCTGCTCTGAAGATATAACTCTTCAATACAGTTTCATCCCGATCCAACTGTTCTACAGTCAAATCAGTTTGATAATCAGCAGGAGCAACAACACCTGTATTTTCAGCATAGTCATTGATACCGTTTTGCCATCTTTCCATTGCATTTCTAATCATGAAATCAGTATCATTCATGAAGGTAGTAGTCCATGCTTCAGGAGCTGGACGATCACCAGATACATAAATGTTTCTTCCACGAAAAGGAACAGGAATTTCACCCAATGTTGAAGCGGGCAAATTAGAAGCAGTAACTAGAAATGAAGTTCTACGAACATCAAGTCCAATTGCAATGCCGGGTGGGGGAGTAATAGTAACCCTGTATTGGTTAGCTCTTGCACCACCACCGATTAAGTTTGCTTTAAAGTCATCTATATTAGCCATGATTAACCTCCTATCTCACTAAACGCGACGCCAGTACGTGTGGCAACAAAGTTTAGTGTAATGAAATTAATTGATCTAGCAGGTTTAACAAAGATGTCAGCTACAAACTCATTTCGATCAATAATTTCACCTGTATTATTTGTACCATTAGCGACAACACTAAAGTCTGAAATACCTCTTCTACCTTGAACATCTCTCAAGAAAGGTTCTACTAGATTTCTGAACTGTGCACGTGTAAACTCATCGTTAAATTCAAAGAGTTGAAACTTAGCCGCAGTTGCAATTGCTTTTTCAAGAACCAAGAATAATCGTCTGACGTTAATTCTGTCAAACGCACTTGGTTGAGTAAGAGCAGTCTTGTCACCAAAGAGTGTTACACCTTGGCCAGGAAAGTTTACAACTGGATTAACTCTTGCACGATAGAGAATATCTCTCTCTGCATTTGTTGGATTGAGTGAGAGTTTAACTGCATTTCTTACTCTACCTCTATTGTATCCAGCAGGAGAGAACCAAGCATCTCTGACATTATCAGTGAATGCACAAAGACCAGCAGTATCACCGTTTAGTGGCACAAATCTAAATACATCATTGTATTTGTCGAACATATACTTATAAGCACTATCAAACACCATATATGATGAAGATGGTAGACCATCAAATCCAAGTTTTACATTTTGTGTTGCTGTAGATGAAAGTGCTACACCAACTGTGGCTGCACGATATGGGGAAAGAAATCCTACACAATCTCTACGAGTTTCTACGAGAGCAGTAATCATTGTCCCATGAGTATCCATAGTTGTTGCAGTATCACCAGCTCCGCCACCACGACCACCTAATACTAGGTTAATGTCAAGTGATTCTGTGTCAGCAAACTTATCGTATGCAAGTTCATATTCACCAGCAGTTAGAGCATAATCGTCTGTTCCACCTGATAATGCATCAATTGTAATTGGAACAACTGAGGTGTAAGCAGCAGTAATATCTGTTCCCCAATTTGATCCAGCAGAGATGTGATCTGTCCAATAGATAAATGTTGATTGTAAAAAGATTACGTCTGAATAATAATTACTTCCGCCTTGTGCAGTTTTTGCATTAGGGTTCTTTGACATACTTCCAAATATTTCAATAACTGCAGAAGTTCTTCCACCAGCAGCTGTTGCAACTTTACCAGTAATGTCACCAGTTGTATCATAAACTACAACGTGAAGTTCATCACCAGCACCACGAGCATTGTCTGTTCCCCATTGTGTTGTGCCAGGAGCACCATCAAATAGGTCATAGAACTTCCAACGTCTTTTGATGAAAGAGTCGTCTGGTATAGCGTTTTGTAAACCAGCACCATTTACGTCATCTTTTAATCTTATTGTTAAGTTATTAGTAGAAATGGATACAACTTCGTATTCATTAAATTCATCAACTGGTGTAGTGGCTCCAGCCTCTGAAAAGAATGAAATTAGATCACCAACATTGAAAGCAAAACCAGCTGCATCAGCATCATCAACAGCAACTACTGTTGCAGCTGCAGCTGCAAGGGCAGCAACTTGATTATCTGTACCCAAATTTTGTTCGTATGATGTAGCAGTAGCACAGATTTCAACACCGATTGAATTACCGTGTGTTCCAGCTGTTCTTGCAGCCCATTCACCATGAGAACCTTCACCAGCTTCAAAACTTGCTTGGTAATGGTCATTATCACGAATAAGGATACCAGAGTTTGCACCGGCGTTTAATAGACCAGATTCTGCTCTAACAACTTTCAGTGAATCTGAATATTGTAGGAAGTTGGAACCACTAAAGAAAGTTTCAAACTGATTGCTTGAACTTTGTGGTTTACCAAATATTTTTACTAATTCTTCTTCTGATGTGATATTCACAACGGAAGAAACGGGGCCCTTTTCAAAGGCCCCAGCAATTGCACCTATTGAGGTAGCAACTGCGGGCACGACATTCGTTAAATCAATTTCATTAACTTGAACGCCAGGAGAGACTAGAAAAGCCATGATTTTGTTACTCCTTCTAAAATCTTGATTAGATTATCTTGTTATCTCATTTATTTATAAAAATGAAGTTTCTAAAAACCCACTTTTATATGACTCGAAACTTATAAATAATAGTATGACAAATAAACATTATGAAAAATACAAATCTACTATTAAAAAAGTAGCTCGTAGGAACTACCGTAAAAGGGTTGCTTGGATGAACAACTACTTAGGAGAAGAGTATTGCCAACATTTTGGTGAAAGTGAAACCGTATGTCTTAAATTATATCCCCACGATATTGAAATCCGTAAACAAGCAAAACGCGTTGGTGC